ATCGTAGATCTGTTACCGCTGTTCTGTTAGAAAATCAAGAAAGATTCCTCAAGGAAGAAAGAGGATTCCTCACTGAAACCCCAGCAGGTTCTTATGCTAGCCGAGCTGGTGCAGGTGGTGCTGCTGGTTTTGGTGGTGATGCTGCTGTTGGTGGTCCAGTAGCAGGTTTTGATCCAGTTCTAATCTCATTGATTAGACGTTCAATGCCTAATCTGGTTGCATATGACCTAGCAGGTGTTCAACCAATGAGTGGTCCTGTTGGACTTATCTTCGCAATGAGAAGCCGTTATGTAAATCAAAACGGTCAAGAAGCATTATTCAACGAACCTGATACTGCTTACTCCGGTCAAGATACTGGATTCAATACCACAACTGGTGATTACACTGGTGGTTCTGATGACGGTGTATCTGTAGGTTTTGGAACTACTGGTTTTGCTGCTGGTGGCACTGCTGCTGGTGGTAATCCTTCAGATCTTAACACTTCAGGTGCAACTGGACTTGAGTACAGAGTTGGACAAGCTATGTCCACATATGATGCTGAAAATCTAGGTGCAGGTGCTGGTGATCAGTTCAACCAAATGGCACTCAGCATCGAGAAACTCTCGGTTACTGCAAAGTCAAGAGCACTCAAGGCAGAATACACCTTAGAACTTGCACAAGATCTTAAGGCAATTCACGGTCTTGATGCTGAGGCTGAATTAGCAAATATTCTTTCGACTGAGATCCTTGCGGAAATCAACCGTGAAGTTATCCGTACTATCTACAAGATTGCTGAACCCGGTGCTCAAGCAAACGTAGCAAATGCTGGTATCTTTGACCTTGATGTTGACTCCAATGGTCGTTGGTCAGTTGAGAAGTTCAAAGGACTTCTTTTCCAACTCGAAAGAGATGCTAATGCGATTGCATACAGAACTCGTAGAGGAAAGGGTAACACCATTCTTTGCTCATCTGATGTTGCTTCTGCACTTACCATGGCAGGACTGCTTGATTATACCCCAGCACTGAATGCTAACCTCAACGTTGATGATACTGGCAATACTTTTGCTGGTGTTCTCAATGGCAAGTTCAAGGTTTATATCGATCCTTATGCAGCAAACCTTGCTGCTAACCAATACTATGTTGTTGGTTATAAGGGAACCAATCCTTATGATGCAGGACTTTTCTACTGCCCTTATGTACCTCTCCAGATGGTACGTGCAGTTGGACAAGATACTTTCCAACCAAAGATTGGTTTCAAAACTCGTTATGGTATGGTTGCAAACCCATTTGCAAATGGTACTACTCAAGATTTGGGTGCTATCAAGGCAAATGCAAACCGTTACTACAGAAGAGTTCAAATCAAGAACCTTATGTGATCTCTGGTTACATTTCAACGGAGGGTCTTCGGACCCTCTTTTTTTATGCTCATAAATAGTTGAAAATCGTTATTAGCAATGAGCACTTGGAACAATCAACCTACAAATAGAAATTTTTTATCACCAACTGGATTTAAGTTTACTTTAAATAAAGCACCTAAAGTTGACTTCTTTTCAAATCAAGCAAATATTCCAGCAATCACTTTAGGATCTGCTTTGGAAACTAGATTTGGAAAAAATATTGATATTCCTGGTGATAAAATGACTTTTGGTGATTTCAACCTACGTTTTCTTGTAGATGAAAATTTGGAAAACTATATGGAAATTTGGAACTGGATGACGGGTTTAGGATTTCCATATAGTTTAGAACAATATAAAAACTTTGTTGGAAGTGACGAGCATTATTCAAAAACTAATTTGAGTGAAAATGCATCATTTTATGAAACTTCAGATGGAACATTGGAAATTTTAACTAGTAATTATCTTCCATCATCTCAAGTCATTTTCACAGATTTATATCCAATATTTTTATCATCATTAGATTTTGATGCTACAGTAGAAAATATTACTTATTTTACAGCACAAGTCAACTTCAAATATACTTATTATAGAATTCAAAATTATACATGATCAATCTTGAAGATATCCAAAATATGTGGAAAGAAGATTCTCAAATTAACATTGACGATCTTCACAATGAATCATTAAAAGTATCATCATTACATTCAAAATATTATGAGATTTACAATAACTTTTCTCTTTTAAGAAAACGTTCAGAAAGTCAATATAAAATTAAAAAATTAGAAAGATATAATTATTACAACGGAAAAGCAGATCCAGAAGTTTATAAGCAAGAACCTTTTCCATATAAAGTCAGAGATAAAGAATCTATGCAAAGATATATCGATGCAGATGATCAGTTATTAGAAATATTAATGAAAATTGAATATTACGATACATTATTAAAGTTTTTAGAAGAGATTATTAAAACTATTTCAAATAGAACTTATCAAATCAAAAATTCAATTGAATTTTTAAAATTCCAATCGGGGATGTAATATGTCTGATCTTATCATATCAAAAAAGAATGAAATTTATTTAAAAATTGAATGTGAAGCTCATATCAAATATGAATTAAGTGATCAATTCACTTTCGATGTTCCTGGTGCAAAGTTTATGCCTCAATATAGAAGCAAACACTGGGATGGAAAGATTCGTCTATTTAATGTTCAAAATGGAGAAATTTATATTGGACTTCTAGATAAAATACTTGAGTTTTGTGAAAATCATAAGTATAAATTTGAATTTCAAGAAAATAAATTTTATGGTCTTCCTGGAGAAATAAATGAATCTATTTCAATGGAGGGAATCAAAGATTATATGAAGAGCATCTGTTCTCATGAACCAAGAGATTATCAAGTTAAAGGTGTTCATGATGCACTGAAGTATAATCGAAAACTTATCATATCACCAACTGCTTCAGGAAAATCTTTGATGATTTACTCGGTAGTTCGATACTTTACTGAACAGGGAAAGAATACACTTCTTGTAGTGCCCACTACGTCCCTTGTAGAGCAGATGTATAAGGACTTTGAAGACTATGGTTGGAATGCTGAAGAATACTGCCACAAGGTTTATGGAGGCAGTGAGAGAGTGTCCAACAAACAGGTTGTAATTTCAACTTGGCAATCAATATATAAACTTGATAAATCCTACTTTAAAGATTTTGATGTTGTAATTGGAGATGAAGCACATCAATTTAAGTCAAAATCTTTAATTTCAATTATGTCAAAATTACTTGATGCTAAACATCGTTATGGATTTACTGGAACATTAGATGGTACTCAAACTCATAAACTTGTTCTTGAAGGATTATTTGGTCCATCATTTAAATTAATTAAAACTGATGATCTGATCAAACAAGGATATCTTTCTAAATTAAAAATTAAAGTTCTTCTTCTTAAGCATGAACCTCAAAAAATTGATGATTATGAACAAGAAGTTCAATATTTAATTACTCATGAAAAAAGAAATAAATTTATTCGTAATTTAGTGATTGATCTAAAAGGGAATACTTTAGTTCTATTCAATAGAGTTGAATCTCATGGTAAACCTCTTTACGAACTTATAAATAAGAGTGACGGTGAAAATAGAAAAATATTTTTCATTCATGGTGGAGTGGATACTGAAGAAAGAGAATTGGTTCGAAAAATTACTGAAGAAGAATCTAACGCAATTATCGTTGCTTCTTATGGTACATTCAGTACAGGAATTAATATTAAACGACTTCATAATGTCGTATTTGCATCCCCAAGCAAGTCAAGAATTAGAAACCTACAAAGTATAGGTAGAGTACTAAGAAAGGGCAAGGAGAAGGTCTCTGCAACTTTATATGACATTGCTGATGATATCACTCATAACAATAAAAGAAACTATACATTAAATCATCTTGTAGAAAGAATTAAAATTTACAATGAAGAAAACTTTGATTACGAAATTATTACAATCAATTTAAAAAAATAAATGGAAGACTCATTTTATGCATCTATCAAATTAGTATCAGGTGAAGAAATATTTTCAATAGTATGTGCATCTGAAGAAGAAGGTGAAATGATTCTTCTTTTAGATAATCCTGTAAATATTGAACCTTTAATATCTAAAGTTAAAGGATTTACTGGATATAAAATATCCTCTTGGTTTAACATTTGTGATGATGAACTCTTTGCAATGAAAATGGATAAAGTTATAACAATGACTGAAATAAAGAATCCTACTATAATTACTGCATACAAAAAATTTATAAGAAATAGTTCTCAAGTACCTGTAAATAAAGATCTAGGATTAATCTCTACTGTAGATGATGCCAGAAGTTCCCTAGAAAAACTTTATAATATTAAATAACTTAAGATATAATTTATCTTCAAACCTAACAGAGTGATTCTAACGTCCTTCAGATATCTTGTCAAGCATTTGTCAAATTTAAATAAATGTGGTATATTTAAATTATGATATATAAAAATCTAATATGCAATTGCCAATAATGTTAAAAACAAAAAAGAGATCAGAGCATTATGTAAGTAATAAAGAATTTCATAATGCCTTAATTCAATATAAAAAAGAGGTTGATACTGCAAAGGAAAATGGGAATCCAAAACCAATTATTCCAAACTATATTGGTGAATGTTTCTTAAAGATTGCAACACATTTATCATATAAACCAAATTTTGTAAATTATATTTTTAAAGATGATATGATATGTGATGGAATTGAAAATTGTGTTCAATATATTCACAATTTTGATGTATCTCGTTCAAATCCATTTGCATATTTTACACAAGTAATTTACTTTGCATTTTTAAGAAGAATTGCAAAAGAAAAGAAACAACTTGAAATTAAAACTAAGATTATTGAACGTTCTGGTTTTGATGAAGTATTCAGTGCAGATGGATCAAATATGGGATTTGATTATGGAGATATGAATGGAATTAAAGATAATATTAATCACAGATTTTCTTCATGAAAGTTGCTATACTAACTGACACTCATTATAATTTCAAAAAAGGTAATAAAATTTTTCACGATTATTTTGAAAAATTTTATAAA